ATACTTTAACTTCTCCAATCTTTATTCATTTTTCACAGATTTGGACTTTGTTATATGGCTTTGTACAAAATTAGCTTATCTTTGTTATATAACAAATTGAAAACCCTTGTAAAATATGGGGTTTAGCTATAAAAAAATAACATATTAAAAAAAATAATGGCCTTACTAACTAGAAAAGAATTTGCAGCTCTTTGCCATACGAACCAGCAGGTCATAAATACAAATGTTCAAAGAGATAATTTAGTTGTTGAAAAGAAAAAGATCAACACCGAGAATGCTCAAAACAAAGCGTTCTTTGATCGGTATCAAAAAAAGTTTGATGATAAAAATAAATCTATAAATCAAATTTATACCGAGGTTGTAAAACCAATTCCAAAGCCAAAGAAAAAACCACTAGCCGAACCATTGCCAGCGGTAAAGAAAAAAGCAAATAAAAAACCTGCTATCGCTATTAACGATGGCAGGTCAAAAAAAGATCAAGACGATAATCCCCCCCCTAGTGCCGCTGATTTAAATAGCCAGAAAATTGTTGACTGGACATTAAGAAAAAAACAAGCTGATGCAGAGCTAGTAGAATACAGAGCGGAGCATGAGCGATTAAAAATTGAAAAGATGGCAGGTAAATTAATTCCAGTCGATTTAGTTTTTCAAATATTAAACATTCACAATAAAAGTATTTTTTCAACTTTTCAAAGTGATGCGGAAAATTTAGCCAGTGTATATTGTGAAATTTTAGCGGAAGGGGATAGGAATAAACTAGCGGAGATCACGGACAAACTTTCCACGATAATAAATTTGAACGTTGAAAAATCAAAAAACTTATCTCAAATGGAATTAGATAACGCAATTGAGGAATATTCAGAAACGCTAAACAGAGGGCAAAGAAAATAAAACTACGATAACAGCACATAGCCAAAGAAAATAACACCATGATAGCACAACAATGGAAAGACAAAGTAAATAGTTTTCAAGAAAAACTCTATAGCTATAAATCTGTAAAAGAGATTCCTAGCAAATGGATTGAGGATAATATTTTTCTACCAAAAGAGGTTTCCAGATATAATGGACGAATGAGTTACGACGTTGCGCCATATTGTAGGGAGATTGTAGATTGCTTACACCCTAGCGATCCGACCAGAATAATTGCGGTTATGAAATCCGCTCAATCTGGAATTACTCAAGGTTTAGTGGTCCCTGGGATGGCCTACATAATTTCTGAAAATCCAGATAATTTTTTGTTTACGGCTGGAGATAAAGATTTGGCAAAGAAAACAATTCGGGAGCGGTTTGATAATATAATGCAAGCCAGTAATTTAAAGCATTTGATAAGGCCCAACACTATAAGATCAAAAGGACAGAGATCTGGAGATACTGATTTATCAAAGGAATTTGCTGGCGGCTCTGCAATTATTGAAGGAACTAATAACGCTGGAAAGTTTAGATTTTTCAGCGTTAAGACTGTTTTTATGGATGATTTCGATGCTGCTCCAAAAAGCGATAAAAAAGAAGGTAGCATTGTTAAGCTTGTAGAAGCTCGACAAACTTCATTTGGTAATTTATCAAAGATGTTTCTTATTTCCACACCAACCGAAACTCAAACATCAAATATTTATGAGTCTTACTTAAAGGGCGATCAAAGAAAATGGCATTGGCTTTGCGAAAAATGCGAGGGATGGATGCCGACAGATTTTCAAATTAATTTGGTAAATAATAAACGTGCGGGAATAGTTTGGGAAACTGACGAAAATAATAAGTTAATAAAAAATAGTGTAAGATACAAGTGCCCACATTGCGGTCATAAGGTTAGTCAAAAATCAAAACATGAATTAAATCAACAAGGGGATTGGATAGCAACCGCCGAAGCAATAGAGGAAAATTATAAAAGTTACTATATTAATTCTTTGATTATTCCAGCAGGATTTTTTAGTTGGTCAGATCTTGTTAAGGAATTTTTAGAGGCATGTCCGCCAAAAAAACCTGTAAACGTTGATATGTTAAAGGCATTTTATAATGTTCGTTTGGGTTTACCATTTGAGGAAAGGGGCGAGGCTCCAAAGATTATGCAATTAATGAAAAACACAGGTAAATATGAAATTGGCGAAATTCCTGATGAATTATCAAAAGAAGATGGAAACGGAGAGATTGTTTTTATTTCACTTGCCGCTGATTTAGGTGGAATCATGAATACGGATGAAGATATTGAGGATGTAAGAATAGATTGGGCTATATCGGCATACGCTGCAAACGGTGTTAAGTATTCAATCGATCAAGGAGCTATTGGAACCTTTAAGCGAAAACATACAAAATCTAAAAAGGAAATTGAAAGCGATGACCAAAGAAAAAAATTTACTTATATGCACGGTCAGAAAAACAGCGTATGGCCTGTTTTAGAGAAAATAATAAAAAGCGATTTTATAGGGCAAAGTGGCACCGAATATATTATCAGTATCTCAATAATTGATACAGGTCATTTTACGAGGTATGCGGATCAATTTATAGGAATGTTTGATGGGAATAATCCTGTATATGGAATAAAAGGAAGGTCGGATAAAAAGTTTAGATCTGAATCAAAAGATACGCCAGCAGTTAAGAGGAGCCGAGAAAATCCTAAACTATATATAGCGGAGGTCGATCAGTTAAAAGATGAGCTGGCCAGTTATATGAAGCTCAGGAAAACGGATGACGGAACACAACCTCCAGGGTTTATGAATTTTCCAACTCCTAGGGATGGAAAATATAGTTTTAAGGACTATTTTAAACATTTTGAAAGCGAGCAAAGAAAGGAGGTAAAAGAGAACGGTCAAGTAGTTGGTTACAAGTGGGATAAAAAAACTACAATGATTGAGAATCACTTTTGGGACGTTGAAATCTATAACATTGCGGCTCCTTACATCTACATGGATTTAATTAAGCGAAGCAATCCTTCAAAATTTAGGCATTTAGATTGGGCTAGTTTTGTGGAGTTTGTTGGGGAATAGTGGAAAAGGGTTATTTCATAAGTAAACCCTTAAAACTTTGTTAATAGTAGTTTATAAAGCTTATGTTAATCTTATATTTGAGTATAATTAAAATATAAAGCCATGAAAAATCTTACAATAAACCAACTAGCTAAGAAATGTGCAAACAAAACAAACGCTACTAAAAACAAATATCATTTATTTGTAATGGATAACTTTCCTAAAAATGATTATATAGTTTTTAATCAAACAATGTGCGATATAGAAATGCACAGTAGACCTAGCTATGTAGGTAGTGATAGCCTTGTAAGATGAAAAAAATAGGCTTTAAAAACTGGAATAAAATAGAAGATACAAAACCTAACAAAGAAAAAAAATATCAGGTTTTAATCGATTGCGACGGAGAAACAAAAGAATCATTTTGCACCTATTTTGTAACTAAAAAAAGATTCCATTTTGATATGCCTCATATTAATTGGAAAGTAATTTTCTGGAAATAAAATATATAAAAAAGCTATTGTTAACCTCAATAGCTTTTTTTTATTATATTTGCTTTTATGGGAATAGTAGTTTACACCTTATCTGAATACATAACATCAAGAGAAACAAACAAGGCTAAGATTGAAGCTATAGAGCTTTTAATCGATTCTATGTATGATAAAATGATTGATGCTATTGATGATTCTGGAACAGCTTCTTATACTTTAGATGATGGTCAGATGAAAATTAGCACAGAATTTAGATCTTTAGATCAAATAATCAAAGGAATACAGGCTTTAGAAACTCAGCTACAAATGTATATTAACCGCTACAACGGCCGAACAACTATATTAAGAGGTCGATTAAACTATTAATTTATGGCTTGGTACGACTTTTTTAATAAGGAATCCAAAGAAGCTGATAAAAAAAGCGGTCTAGGCAAGCAAAAAAGCGAGCTAAAAAAATTAGATCCTAATAGTTTTGGAGGTAATTACATGCCAGCTTTTCCTAGAACAAACAACCTAGTCTACTCTGCTGCTTTCGACGGTGAAAAAACCATTGGAGAGCTTGGTAATATTTACGATTTAAAGCCAGATCACTTAAAGTTAAGACTTCGGGCTTACGAATTAGATCTTAAAACTGATTTAGTTAAGTTAATTACTGGTAAATTCTTTAAATGGTGCGTTGGTACGGGTTTAAAGTTTGAATATGAGCCAGAAAACGAAGTTTTGCAATTACTAGGCTATAACCAAGTTAGTGACGAAAACATCAATAAAAAAGAGCGGTTATTTAACCTTTGGGCAAAATCGAAATTAAGCGACTATTCAGGTCGCCAGAACTTGCACGCAAAAGCCACCGATGCTTTTAAAACTGCCTATTTGGGCGGGGATGCTCTTATTGTAATGAGATTAGAAAAAACAGGAATAAAAATACAGTTAATCGATGGCGAACAAATTGAAACGCCATTTGATGACAAAGGAAAAGGGAATAAAAACAAAATAGTTAACGGTGTTGAAGTCAGCCCAAAGGGCGAGCATGTTGCATTTTGGGTAAAAACCGACAAAAATAATAATCTAGCTGATTACGAAAGACTAAGAGCTAAAGATACTAAAGGGAATCTTATGGTATGGATGATTTACGGCGGGAAACATCGTGTAGATCATCACAGGGGTATCCCCCAAATTAGCTCAATAATGGAAAAGATTTCCAAACTTGATAGATTTGTTGAGGCTTCGGTTTCTAAAGCCGAAAAAATGGCTGATTTGGTTTACACTTTTGAGCATGATGACAATTCAACTGGAGAAAATCCGTTAGGAGGATTGGGAGCTAGAAAAATATCCAACGTTACCAATGAAGATAATACTTTTGAAGAAAGCGGCAGAACTGCCCAAGCTCTAAGGCAATCAACAAGTGGACAAGTCCTTAACCTGCCGAGAGGGGCAAAATTAAAATCAACAACAAACGAAAGCGAAGTTAATTTTGATCCATTCTATAAAGCAATTGTTAGATCGCTTTGTGCATCAAATGACATTCCGCCAGAAGTAGCTAATCAAATGTTTGAGCAGTCATATAGCAGCTCAAGAGCCGCGTTAAATATGTGGGAATATGTTATTGATATTATACGGGAATATGTGATTGTAGAGCAATTCTACAAGCCAATTAACCGTTTTTGGTGTTACTACCAATATATGAAAGGAACGCTAGATGATTCTGGTTATGATAGAGCCGTTGCAACAAATGATGAAATGGCTTTAGAAGCTTTTTATTCATCTCGATTTGTAGCGAAAAAAATGCCTCATATTGATCCACTAAAAGAAGCCAAAGCCATTAGAGAATTATTGAAAGATGATAGTCCATTAATAAGCCGAGAGCAAGCTACAGAAATGGCAAATGGTGGCGATTGGATAAGTAATTACAAAAAATACAAAAAGGAAAATTCTCGTATTGAATTGAAGCCGTTATTAGAAGAACCTAGAGAAACTAGGGAAGGGCGAGTAAATGGAAGAGGTGGCGGAAATAACGGAGAAAACAACGGAGAAAGCGCAAACGGTAACGACTAGAAATAAAAGAAATATAAAAAATGGCTTCACAAACAACTAGTAATACAGAGAATAAAAAGGTTTTATGGAGTGTTAATTTGCGACCAAAAGTAGGTCAAATCGTTACTTATTTAGGTAACGAGTGGATTAGCTTATCTGGAATAAATTCAGAGCCTTCATTAGCAAATAGCGATGATTGGATTTTATCCACAAATGGAAGCCAAGAGGTTTTAATTTATATCTCACAGTGGAACGCTGAAACTAATACACCTGAATTAATAGACGGTGATAAAAATAAATTTAGAGAAGCCTATATAATTCTTAATGATTTTACTCGTTTCGGCATAGATTGGGAAAAAGGAGATTACTTGGTCTATGATATTAACGGAGACATTTTCAAAGAACGCAATCCACTATTAAATATTGTATCGAAAGTAGGGTTTAGCAATGATTATGATGATTTAGATAATTTACCAATAATAAAAAGGACAAAGAAACCTATAAGCACCGCCACATATACGTTTGAAGCAGCTGATGTAAACAAATACATAGAATTTTCAAACGAATGCGTTGCAACGGTGCCAGATGGGTTACCTGCTGATTTAGAGTTTCAAGGAGAGCAAGTAGGCACAGGAGCCTTAACGTTTGAAGCATCAACAACACTAAATGTATTTGCAGGATTCTTAAAAGAAACGGCTGGTCAAAACGCAGTTTTTGGAATAAGAACAAAAGGCAGCGACATATCTACTATAACAGGCACACTAAAACTAGCATAATATGAATATGTCAATTATAGCAAGTGCGAGATTAAGAATAGATAATAGATCTTTTATAATTGAAATTGACACTACTAAAGCAGGTTCTGGTTCTAGTCAATTTCAATTTACAGGAGCACAAGGTAGTTATAATGTAGAGGCTATTAAGATAGGAAGTACTCAATTTCCAGAATTTTATAATGATTTAATTGGAGAACAAACGATTAACTTGCCAACTTCTGGAATTTATAGATTGTCAATAACAGCTTCTCTTTTAAATTCTTTTACTGGTTTAAGGTTTAATAATTCAGGTGATAAATTAAAGTTATTAAAAATTAATCAATTTGGTCTTTTTAAAGACACGAGGACTAATTTGTTTTTTGGATGCAGTAACTTAAATGAATTGGGAGAAGATGGAAACTATTTAAATTCAATAACAGATGGTACAAATCTTTTTAAAGATTGTGCTTTAACAGTAATTCCAACAAGAGTAAAATTTAGTAATTTGACAAACGGAACTGGTATATTAGAAGGAAATATAATAGAAACGGAAAGTGTTTCAAAACTATATATAAGAATGGAAGGTGCAAATTCTAATTCTAGTGTTTTGTTTAACGCAGGTGATTCAAAATATAATACAGAAGGAGAAACAGCAAAGGACTTATTAATAGCTGATCATAGTTGGAGGTTTATCGACGGAGGGCTAGAATAAATAATATTAACAAACAAATAAATAAACACAATGGCAGAACCACAAAATACATTAAAATACGCTGAAATAAACAACCTAGCAAGCTTAGGGCAGTTTGGAGTAAGACAATTAGCAACTGGAGAAACAAGCACAACAGGCGAGAAGTTTATGGCTGTTTACGCCAATGTAGATAGTGATTTTACGGTTGCATCCACAAGCGGTGGCGATGCTTCATTTACAGTAAAATTATTAGCTGGAGGTTCTTTAGTTGGACCTTACAAAAACATCACAGGATTAACGGGGGATATCTTATGTTTTAAAAGCGATGAATTATGAGACTCGGATTCGGATTAGGCTTAGAATATTCTAAGTTAAACGGTGGTGGAGGGTCTGGTTTTGAAGGAATGTTAAACTTATTTCCTAACGCATCTTTAGGATTAAGCCTAGATAAACTAGATAAAAACTATACAGGATTTTGTATTAAAGTTAGGAGGTCTAGTGACAACGCAGAACTAGATATAGGATTTGTAAATAATGAATTAGATACTGCAAGTTTATTAGATTTTGTAGGTTCTGGAAATGGTTTTGTAAGTATTATATACGACCAAGTAGGAAGTAACAACATGACTCAGACCACTGCAAATCTACAGGGTCAAATAGTCTCTAATGGTTCAGTAATTCTTAAAGGGGGAAAACCTTGTATTATCAGAAGTGCAGATAATAACGGTGGTTACTTATCCACTTATGCACCTAATGATGGAGTAGCCGTCAAGGGCATGTTTTACGTCGGAGATAATGAGGGAAAGAATTCGGTAATATTAGGCAGTAATTATGGGGTTAATGATTTTTTAGGAGTTGTAACACCTGATTCTTCGAACACCAGAGTAAACGATAATTTAAATGTAAATAACTTACAGGTAATTAATGGTATTTCAAAAAACTTCACTACTAGAGGTCAGTTTTTTACAGATACTAATAATCAATTTTTAATTTATCTTAATATTGATTTTGCTTTTGATGACAATGTTTTAGGTCTAGGATTTAGGGCAGATAACCCTTCTAATTTTGGAATGTTTACGTTTCAAGAATTAGTAATTTTTGAAAATACAGATGATGCGGTTGCTAAAGAAAATAATATTAATTCAAGATATAACAACATATACTAATGTACTACAAAGGAACAAAAGAACAATGCGAAGATTATAATACAAAGGTAACTTTAGGAGAAAACTACCAAGGTTCAACAACTTCTTGGGCAAATGTTACAAGCAACCAAAACGGACAAGGCTTTGCAATACTAAAGCACGAGAACTACGAAAGTGACATGACCTTAATAGATAAAATTCCAGATAGTTGGTATAATAATACAGAATTATGAAAAAAATTAAAAACTACTTTAAAAGAACACGCCACCATTTACACGCCATTGTAGGCATAACAGGAGGATTCCTAGCTTGTTTATCTTTATCATGGGTTTGGCTAGGTTTTAGGAATTTAGAGGCACTAGATAAGGCTATTTTATTCCTACCTCTAGCTTTTATCATTGGCTTAATCTGGGAATGGAGACAAGGAGAAATTAATAATTGGGATATTGTGGTTAGTGGTATAGCAATTTCAACAGGAGTCTATTTAGGCGGATTATTATTTTAACAAATAAACAATTTATTATGAAAAAACTACCTAAAAAATGGAATTAAAACAATACTTTAATTTATTCTTAGAAACATTTTCAGATTACTGGAATGAAATTAAAATAGCGATATATTTTCTATTTGTTTATTTAAGCTTAGATATTGATGTGGTCAAAGTTTTAATTTGGCTAATGGTTTCTGATACTGTTTTAGGGTCTTTAAAATCTATTTTTGTAACCAAAATGAGATTTAATTTTAATATTTTACTTTTTGGAATTGTTGCTAAATGCGCCATTTTATCCGTTCCTATGATCTTCGCTCTTGCTGCTTTAGGGCTTGGTTATGACTTTAAATTTTTAGTTGAAATGGTAATGAAAATATTAATAATTTCCGAAACAATAAGCGCCATAAATAATGTACTTTCAATAAAAGATAATAATGCAATTGTAAGTACTGATTATATCAGTAAAATGTTACATGCTATACGAGATTTTTTTAAAAGTTATTTAGATAAAATATTAAATTACATAAAAAACAACCAATGAAAACAATTGAGCAAAGATTAGAATTATTAGAAAACAAATTATTAACGCCAAAAGATTTTTCGGTTCGGGAATATCTTAATTACGGAAGTCATTCTGTAGTTACAAAATCGGATAGAGAATTAATTTTGCATGAGTTTGAATTATTATCCGTAGTTGAGCAACAACAAAACTTATCTATCTTATGGGCGTTACAGCCATACAGAACCGACGCTGGTTTTGCTTTCTTTATTACTTGCGGTAAACGTACGTTAAGGCATGAGTTAAGCAAGGATAGGAGCGGAGACAGCGTTCATTTATGGGGAGCGGTAGACATTACCACGCAAGACGAGGATAAAATGATCTATTTATCTAATTTTTTCAAAAATAAATGGATTGGCGGATTTAAGCATTATCAAAGTAAGCATTTTATTCACGCAGATATAGGAACAAACAGAAGATGGTAGTAAAAACAAACAGAAGATGGTAGATCCAAAACCGAGTTACAAAGAAAAAAACGGAACCACAAGAGTAGGCGATAGTCTCAGATGGTTGGTTGAAAAAGGAACTAAAGTTGCTCCAGAGCTTTTACAACTTGCTGGAAGTTTTACAGGAATTAAGGGTTTAGGCGATTTAGTGAATAAAATAAATGATTCACCAGACCTTTCCGAAATGGATAAAAAAATGCTTAATTCACAGGCAGAATTAGATAAAATAGAAATGCAAGAAATTACAAAACGCTGGCAATCGGATATGGAGTCAGATTCTTGGGCTTCAAAAAATATACGTCCCTATGCTACTGCTGGAACTTTAGTTTTTACTTTTATAATTATGATTTTAGATTCTGCAATTAAAAGTTTTAAAGTTGAAGATCATTGGGTTAATCTTTTAGTCACTTTATTATCATTAATGGTGGTTGCCTTATTTGGATCAAGAGGTTATGAAAAGATTAAAGGTGTAGCTGGAAAGTTAAGGTAAATTAGCTATCAAAAAAAATAAAACTATCAAAAAAACTTATGATAAAAAAATAATCGTTAATATTGTAATATGAATTTTCAACTAGCTAAAGAGATTTACGGATTGACGCCATTTTGCGTTGATTCTTTTACGTTACCAGCCATGCTTTCAGTTTTAAGCGATGTAAAGAACGGAATCAAATTTGACACTCTTAAAGATATTAAAAATGATTCTTTTGACATTGTATTTAATAGTGAAGATCGGTTAATTAGGCGGACTTATGAATTAGAAAACCAAGACGAATTTAACGGCGTTGGAATTGTAAAAATAAACGGACCTATTTTAATGGGCGGAGGTGCTTCGACTTTAGGAATGTTAGACGTTTCAAAAAACGTTTTATCGATGGCGAAAGACAACCGCGTTAAAGGATTTATTTTTGACATGGATTCTGGTGGAGGCTCCACAGCTGCGGTTGAAATAATGGTCGACACGATTAACGAGGTTAAAGCAATGGACAAGCCAGTTTACGTTTTAATCTCGAAAGGAGGAACACTAGCCAGTGCGGCTTATGGCATAGCCAGCGCCGCTGATGGTATATACTATCAAAGTGATATGTCAATGGTTGGAAGTTTAGGAACCATGTTACAGACAGAGGGAAGGCAAGCCAATAGCGAAAAGGACGGAGTTAAATATATTAGACTTTATGCCACAAAATCAGTTTTAAAAAATAAGCCAATTGAGGAGGCTTTAAATAATGATAATTATACTTTATTAGTTAATGAGCTTTTAGATCCAGTTAATGAAAGGTTTATTTCTACATTACAGGAAAATAGACCTAAATTAACAAACGAGCAACTTAATGGAAATGCAATATTTGCAAAAGACGACACAGGAGTTTACCTAGATGGAAGATCTACAATGGAGGATTTATTCCAAAAAATAATAACAAACAACAATATTACCAATATTAATTTTAATTCAAAAACAATGACAAAACAGGAACTTAAAAACACGCATCCAGAGCTTTTTAGCGAGGTTCTTGCTATGGGTGTAACTGCTGAATCCGAAAGAGTCCAAAGCTGGTTGGCTCATTCAGAAACTGATTCCAAAGCGGTGATGGAAGGGATTGAAAGCGGCTTGGAGATATCAAATTCTCAACGCGAAAAATTGCTAGTTAAATCTAGCAAAATGAAAACAGTTGAGCAACTAGAAAAAGAATCTAATATAGATTTACAAACTGGGGAATCAACTCTTGATGCTGGACTTTCCGATGAACAAAAGGAACTAAACTCAGCATTTAACTTTAAACTCAAATAAATTATGAGCATAAACGCAACACAAAGAAATGCAACCAACAACCAATCAACGGTTGATTTCGTAAGACAAAATTTATTCCTATATGGCGCTAGATTTGCCAAGGGAGTTTTAGCTAACAACTTAGACCCAGCGGCGTCTCAAAACGCCACAACAGGTCAGTTGGTTGTTAGAGACACCGGTACGGCTGGTCAAGTTGAATTAGCAACTGCAAGTAATTTAGCCGACGTGATAGGTATTACTTTCATGAATGATGAAACTTTAGCCTCAGGTGCAACCGCTGCTATTGATTACGCTATCAGCGGGGATATTGACGGTACTCTTTTACAACTACCAACAAGTGTGACGCTTGATACCGTTGTAGGAAACAAGGCTTTAAGAGACGTATTAAACGATTTAGGATTTGTGATATTCGCAGTCCAAGAACAAACTAAAATAGACAACTAATGGCGATCACAATTCAGAATCACACAAAAACGATTGCCAGTAAGGTAGTCGGAACTTTTGTTGAAGATAAACCAGTTTTAGCAGGATTTTCAGGATTCTTTCCTAGAGAAACAGCAATGACTTTGGAAGTAGATTTAGAGGTTCAACGGGATAACGATAGCATAGCCGTAGACGTTCGAAGATTTACGGAAGGGAATAAAAATAAATTCAGCATTGTTACTGAAAAGAAATTTCAACCTCCATATTTTCGTGAGGAATATGATTTTCAAAGAGATGAAGTTTACATGAGTACTATCGCTTTAGGCGTTGGATTGGAAAATTCAAACGTTAACGCAATTATCGCTCAAAATGCGCTTAAAAATATTCGTAAAATGCGATCTAAAATTGAAAGATCAATTAGAAAGCAGCAAGCGGATGTGATGCAGACTGGAATTGTTGAGCTAATTAATGGTGATTCTATTGATTATAAAAGAAAGGCGGCTTCAATGGTTGATTTAGGGGCTGATGAATACTTTAACAAGGCTACCGCTAATCCTTTAGCTAGTCTAAAAAACGCAGGTACTTTTTTAAGAGACGTTGGAGCAAGTTCTTCAATGACACTTAATATGGTAATGCGTGGAGAAGGTTTAGCCGCTTTATTAACTAATCCAGTTTTTAAAGCCAAAGCTGATAACAGACGTATTAACCGTGCTGATGTACAATCTCCAGAATTTGACAACGTTACTGGTTTTGCTTTTCACGGTCAAGTAGCCGCTGGAGATTTTAATATCAATCTTTGGACTTACAACCAAAAGTACACACAAGCAGACGGAACTACAGCGTATTATTTAGACGCTAACAAAGCGGTTTTTATACCAGATGATTTTATGGCAAAAACAGTTTTTGGAGGATTACCTAACATGGTAGATCGTCAAATAGGTGGCGAAAACGCGTCAATGCCATCTATAACAGAAGCTGAATTTTTGCTTAGAGCTTATTCAGATTCTAAAACGATGAGTTCAACTCTTGAAATCACATCTGCTCCATTGGCAATGCCAATCACAATCGACAGAATTTACACAGCACAGGTACTCGCGTAAAAGCGCAGTAATAAGTATAATTTAATGGCGGTGTAAAAACCGCCTTAATAAAAAAACAGATGAAACAGTATAAAATTAAAACTTTTAAGCATCTTTTGGCAAATAACAAAATTGCCGTAAAGGGCGAAATTGTTAATGAATCAAAATTTGTAAACGTCACAGAGAGCCTTAAAGGAGGTTTTGTTGAAGAGGTAAAAAAAGAGCCAAAGGATCAGAAAAAACCTAAACCAGATAAGAAATAAATAATGAGCGGAAAACTATTAGCAAAAGCCAGAAGGGACGCTAAAAAAATTATGAAGGGCGGATTTGGTGAAAAAATCACTTTAATCCATCCAGTTAGCGGCTTAACTATCGAAACAGATGGTTTAGCCTCTAAACATCATATTAATTTCGATTCTGATGGTTTACCTGTTAATAGTAAAAATGCTCATATTTGTTTAGATGAAGCGGATTTGTTAAGCAAAGATTATAACCCTAGGGATAATAATAATGAAGTAAATCTATTGAATCACTTAGTTAATGTAAAAGATTCAACAGGTAATTTAAGAAATTACGTTATTACCGAAAACTTTCCAGACGAAACTTTAGGAATGATAACTTGTATATTAGGCGATTATGGCACTGATTAACACTATTATTGAACCTTCGGGCGTTGAGCTTATTAAGCATAAGATTGCCGCTATCCTTAAAACGGAATTGGAGAATCAAAAAGTATTACAAGAAGATACTTTTCCGATTAATGTTTTCGTTGATCGAATGGTTCCAATTGATAAGAGCGAAATTTTAGTCATTAATGTAAGATTTGAAAGCTTAAATCCAGAATCTATAAACCAGCATGGCTCGCAAGAAGATGCCACATTTACAATTGATACCTGGGCAGTAGCTAAACAGACTTCGACAAAAAGAGGGGACTTGCTAAGCACGAATCTGAGGGACAAAATCACTTTTCAGATTAAGGCAATTTTGCAAAGTAATTTTTATGTGACATTAGATTTTGTTCCTGGTTTGGTTATGTCATCAAACGTTCAGAATATCGAACCTTATGAGCCAAATAATAATCAAGACGCAAGTTTTGTGAGCATGGCACGGCTTAATCATAATGTTAGATTTTACCAAGATTACAAAGTTTGGGAAGGTGTAGAGATAACAAATAATCTTACAAACGTCAAATTATCCAATACAGAATTAGGATATAAATACGAATTAATTAATTAATTAAAAATAAAAAAAACTATGGCAGCAATTTCAACGGCAGTAGGTTTAGAGCGTAGAGCCAGAGTGGCTGGTTACAGAATCACTAAAGGATTCTTTAACGATACCAGCGCAAATCTAAACCAAATTATTGCAATATTTGGAGAAGCCAACACGGCGAACCAAGGGACTTTAGATACCGTAAAAAAAGAAGTCACCTCGGCTCAAGAAGCTGGAGAGCTTTATGGTTTTGGTAGTCCAATTCATCAAATTTTAAGAATTTTACGTCCCGTAAATTCACCAGGAGTTGCGGGTATTCCTACAGTAGTATTTCCGCAAGAAACCGCAAACGATGCAACCGCTACATCTATAGAATGGACAGTTACAGGTAACGCGACAAAAAACGCAACTCATACCTTAAAAGTAAACGGAAGGGATAATTTAGATTTCCAGACTTATGATTATTCAGTTGTTAAGGATGATACACCAACTCAAATAGCGGCTAAAGTTGTTTTAGCTGTTAACTCGGTTTTAGGTTCTGGATTTACAGCAACTTCAACGGGGGCTGTGGTTACATTTACAACTAAATGGAAAGGAGCGACAAGCAAGGAGGGTAATGTAGTGATAAGCAATGAAGGAGATTCTGCTGGAGTTACTTATTCTCAAACAAACAGGACGGAAGGAGCTGGAACGGTAGATTTACTACCTAGTCTCGCTCAATTTGGATCTACGTGGTATACTTCTATAATTAATCCTTACGTTGATAAGCTGGAAGCTTTTGAACAATTTAATGGTATACCCTATGGAACAACACCAACTGGAAGGTATAATCCGATTGACTTTAAACCTTCTTTAGCTTTTTTCGGTAGCACTTTAGATGATAAGGACGATTTGGTAGCAATAACAGGAGCCACGGATAGAATAAGTCAGGTTACTAACGTGCTTTGCCCAGCTCCAAAATCAGATGGATGCACGTGGGAAGCTGCTTCAAACATGGTTGCAATATTCGCAAGAATAGCTCAAGACACGCCACAGTTAACGGTAAACAATCAAAGTTATCCAGATATGCCAACTCCTAATTCTGGAGATATTGGCGATATGTCCGACTATAATAATAGAGATTTATTAGTCAAAAAAGGATGCTCAACTGTTATTTTGGAAAACGGAGCATATAAGGTTCAGGATTTAGTTACAACCTATCATCCAGAAGGAGAGGTTCCTTTGCAATATGCTTATCCTAGAAACCTAAACATAGATTTTAATGTTAGGGAGGGTTACGGGATTTTAGAAACTCTAAGCGTAAAAGATCACGTTATTATAGCAGATAATCAAGTTTCAGACGCTCAGAGAACTATTAAACCAAGGCAATGGCAAAGTATCTTGTCTGATTACTTTGAAGATTTAGCAACTAGGGCCTTGATTACTGATCCAGAATTTTCAAAAGAAAGTTGTTCAGTTCAAAGGGGAGAATCAAATCCAGATAGGTTTGAAACTTTTTTCAGATACAAAAGAACTGGGATTGCTAGAATAGAATCAACCACAGTGGAGGCTGGATTTTAATTAACCAATACAAAAAACAAAAACAAAATGGCAAAATACACAGGAGGAGACATTATAGAAATAACCTGCAACCACCCGACTTTAGGAAGCTTTAAATTTGCTACTAAATCCAACGAATCTTACACGCTCGATCCAGGTGGTTTTAGATCCAACGATGACGCAAATATGATTACTGGTGGAGGTGAATTTATCGATCAAGTTAATAGGGTCCGCTGGTCTTTTGAAGGGCCTTTGCAAGCTGATTTCATAAGCAATAACGAGCTTTTAAATCTACCAAAATTGGCTGAAAATACAGATTTAGCCACGTGGACTTTTACGCATATTTCTGGAATCACATGGAGAGGTAGAGGAAAGTTTGTTGGAGACATACAAATCGATAGCAACACGGCCCAGTTAACAGCTAAAATCGCTGGAGGTGGTAAGCTAGAGCAACTTTAATAATAACGCATTAGGCTTGCTTAAAAGCAGCATAGAGAGTAAATTAATCAACGGCGGTGTAATAACCGCCATAATATCAAACCAATGAGCAAAGTAAACAAAGAAGTCGCCTTTAAAGATGTAAAAAGTTATTTAGAGAAACATTTAAAAAAAGAATTTAGAAGAGGTAAAATGCCAGATTCTAAAATTTATGATGAATACGAGGACATGATTGAAGCCGTTGAAGATGGCTTGTTAATTATAGATTCAAAAGGAAAAGTTGAATATACCTTAAGATACCCTTTATTTACGGATAAAGAAGATTCCTCTTTGGCTATTAAAAAAGTTGAAATTAGAAGCAGGATTAAAGCTGCGGATAAGCATGTTTTAATGGACGGATTGGAAGTACAAAAAAAGTTAGGAACCTACACTTTGAGAATAATTGCCTATATAACCATGCTTCAAGAAGTGGATATTAAGGAATTAGAAAAGGATGATTTCGACACTTTAAATCAACTTTGCTCGGTTTTTTAGATGGGTGGCTAGCGGCTGCAAACATTGACGACATGATTAAATCGGTAGTTAATGAGCATCACTGGTCGCCTTCTATTATCGATCAAATGTACCTAGATCACCTAGATTATCATGGAATAGGTTATTGGTATGATAATGCAAAAGAAATGCATGATAAAATGAAAAAACCCGGTAAGTAATTACTGGGTTTTTTTTATGATTAGTATTTTACTACTCCTTTTCAAAGAAATCAATCTTTCGATCACCTCCAGAAAGTCTTTTGTACTCTAACTGGTTTAAATTGTTTTTATTGATTTTGTCAGCTACTAAATTAATACTGTTTGCTGAATAGTGAGTAACACTTCCACGTCTTACATCCATCAAAAAGCCTGAAAGCATTTTGTTTAAATCGTCTGAATTTTTGACCTCAAAATTTAGGTCTCTTTTGTTGTCGTTTTCTTTTAAATTGTTTTCCATTTGTGAATTGTTTTTGTTTGTTGAATCTTCTTGCATTGTTTCTAGGGTTTTAAAGTTATTTTTTCTAAGTTCTCTTTTTATTAAAATTATTAGCCTTCTCGTTTCTATGACTTGAGGGTTTAAGTGGTTGACTCTTGCTCTTAATGAACTAGCGATATAAGAATCTGTTAGATTTTCTATCGTTTTTCTTTGATTTTCTTTAACTTTTTCAGGATTATTTTTTTTCCATTTTCCAGCAGCTTTCATACATTTTTCAGAATTATTCTTATAGTATTTTTTTTGACGTTTTTTGACTTTTTCAGAATAGTCTTTTTTCCATTTTCTATAAAATTCCTTAACTTTTTCACAATCTCCCTCATTCCGCTTTATATTAACACCGTTTATGCATTGTTTACACTTAGAACCTAAACCATATTTTCCACCTTTTTGACTATGAAAAAACTCCTTAGTTGCTAACATTTCTATTTTACAACCAGTACAAATTTTAGTATTCTCAACATTTGCCGCTTCCATAAGTTTATATTTTTGACAAACATAATAAACAAATAAACCCTATAAACAATAATTAACAAAGTTTTAGTAAAATAATATAAACCCACAAAAACAACTTACCATATATTTTTTTATTATTTTTGTAGCTATGGCCGCAACGATTAAAGCTCCCGTTATATTTACAGCAAATGATAAGCTGAGTCCTACATTAAGACGAATGAGCGCCAACGTGCATGGCTTCGCTTCTAAGGCTTCCGTGGGTATTGCAAGGGTTGAACATCGTTTTAATAGATTATTAAGTCCTATAAGAAGGGCTAGTAGAATGTTAAGCGGTTTTGGTTTGGCTGTTGGGGCATTTGCCGCCTTTAGTATTGTTACGGGAGCGGTTGGAATAATGATTGATTTTGAACAAGCTAACGCCAATGTTGCCTCTGTTTTAGGAACTACGGTAGATAAAACTGTCAAACTCCAACAATCCGCCAAACAATATGGCGCCACAACATCTTTTACAGCCACCGAGGTTGCTGGACTTCAAACGGAATTAGCAAAATTAGGTTTTACTCAAACTGAAATAATTGGAGCAACAGCAGCGACTTTGGATTTAGCCGCTGCTACTAAAACAGAATTACCTCAAGCAGCTAAACAAGTTGGAGCAGCTATAAGAGCCTTTGGACTTAACGCAAAAGATTCCGCTAGGGTTTCAGACGTATTTGCTGCATCTACTTCAAAATCTGGTCTAAATATGGAATTTTTAGACACTGCAATGTCTAAAGTTGCGCCAGTTGCTAAACAATTTGGATTTTCAATTGAAGCGTCTACCGCTCTGCTTGGAAAATTAGCTGATGCAGGTTTTGACGCTTCAACCGCTGCTACATCTACCAGAAGTATTTTATTAAATTTAGCTGATGGAAATGGAAAACTAGCTAAAGCATTAGGCGGTCCAGTTAAATCTCTACCAGATTTAGTTTCTGGATTAAAAAAATTAAAAGCCGAGGGAATAGATTTAGCATCTGCTTTAGAATTAACAGATAAACGATCCGTTGCGGCTTTTGCTACTTTTATGGAAAATGCGGATGCAGCAGAAACTTTAGAAAAAGCTTTGAAAAATTCAGCTAATGCGGCCAGAGATATGGCCGCTAAACAATTAGATACTTTAGGAGGTAGTTTAATTTTATTAAATTCTGCTTATGAAGGTTTGATATTATCAATAGATGATGGAACTGGAGCTTTTGGCGGATTTATTAGAAGGGTTGTCGATATATCAACCGAAATATTAAGTTTGCTAAGTGGAACGGAAGCTCTCAAAAGTACATTAGACGCAAATGAATTAAGCATAAGATCGGCAGCCGAAACGAGTTTATTTTTATTGAAAGCTACGGGATTATTAATTGGATCTTTTGTTATAATTAAAGGATTAATAATTGCTACAAAAATAGCTTTATTTGCTTATAATGTAGTGATGGGAATAAATACCGCAATAACACAAACAAACAAGAGGGCCTTAATACAGAACGCTGTGGCGCAAGGAGCTTACAGAACCGCTATGTTGATAGGAACTGCGGTTACTTGGTTGGCAAATTCGGCTTTTATAGCTTTAGCTATATCTGTAATTGCAGCAACATGGCCAATATTAGCGATTATTGCAGCCGTTCTAGCAGTCGTTTATATATTTCTTTATTGGGATGAAATTGTGGCTTTTTTCGGGAAGCAATTTACTAAATTTACAGAAATGCTAGGAACGGCTTGGGCTACAATTACTAAATTTTTTCAAGAGTTTGATTTTTTAGACTTTTTCAAAGGAATTGGAAACGCATTGATTACTTTCTTCCTGCTTCCTTTAAAATCCATGTTGTTTATTTTATCTCAATTGCCTGGAAAACTTGGATCTTTAGCAAGCGTTGGATTGGACAAGCTCAATGAAATGGAAGCGAATTTTAATTTTGATAGGAATGGAGATGAAAGCGGTGTTTTGCCAAATAGTTCGCAAGCAGCAAGTCAGCAAACTACAGAAACAATAAGAGATAGTAATGTTAGAATTGACGTCAGAGACAAGGGTGGTAATGTGGAGAAAGTCTTTCAAGACGGAACCGCTATACCTATAAGCATGCAGAATACTGTAGGAGTTTTAAACTATGGTAATTAGTTAATTAGTTAATAAAAAAGATAAGCCATGTCAACAAGCAAAAAAAGATAAGCCATGTCAACAAAAGATATAAATTTATTTGAAGGAGGATCTGGAGGGGAAATGAGAATTTTAAATTCTGATTTGCTTATGTCGGAAACTATTTATCAGACTATTTATTTAGCTTTATACGGTGGCAACGTTGAACAAGATACAACGGAAGATGAAAGCGATTTGGAAGAAAATTTTGATTATTGGGGTAACCAATTATTTTATTCTAACAATCCAGATAAATGGTTTAATTCACAAACCGAAAGAGTTTTGTCAACCGTTGCATTAAATGGAGAGGGTAGAAAATTAATAGAAGATGCAGTTAATGCGGATTTGCAATTTCTTAACAATGTAGTTAATTTTGAAGTTGAGGTAAATATTGCCGCTAATAATAAAGCCGAAATAATAATAGCAATATCAGAATTTCAAAATCAAGCTAATCGACAATTAAAAATGGCGTGGGATAATTCAAGAAACGAGTTGATAATTCAAGAGATTATATGAAAACAATAATAGAATTAAAAGAGCAAATATCTAACGACCTTAGAAACCGTTTAAATTTATCGGATGATAAATTAAAGAAAGTTTTGGACGCCTTTTCTGGTGTTTTAGCCGCTCAGTTTAAATTAGCCTATTTAGGGATTGAAGATGCTCAAAGAAACCTTTATCCAGATACGGCGGACACTTTTGAAAATGGCGGATCTCTAAATAGATTAGGCAGTATTTACCTTAATAGAGATATAAGACCAGCCACCTCTGCAATTTATAGGGTAAATGTTACAGGCGTAGAGGATAGCGTTTTAAGGAGTGGATTAACCTTTAAATCAAATATTGATTCATCAAATCCAAATAAATTATATATTTTGGAAAATGAATACACGCTTACAGGCACGGATGATATAATTACTGTGAGATCAATTGGTGGCGGATTGGATTATTTACAAGACAACGGAAATAACTTAACAATCACCGAACCAGTTATTGGTGTAGATAAAACGGTGGTAATAAATAAACCTAGTAGCGGAGCTATTTTTACTGATCCTTTGGCCGCTGAAACAACGCAGGAATTTAGAAATTCTATATTAAACGCAATTCAATTAGAACCACAAGGCGGTTCAAAATCCGATTACAGAATATGGGCTTCCGACGCTGCTGGAGTTCGCTTTGTTTATCCTTACGTAAAAGATGGAGAGGCTGGAACAGTTCAAATATTTGTAGAATCATCTGGAAATGCTGGAGTACCTAGTCAAGCTATTTTAGATGAGGTGGAGGAGGTTATTAATTTTGATCCAGACGAAACTAAACCAACAGCTCAAAGAGCAAGAAGGCCTATACAGGTAAACTTAGAGGTTGTTCCAATTGATCCTGTAGATGTAGAGATAAACATTACAGGATTAGAAGATAGCAGCACATCGGTTAGGGATTCAATTGAGCTTAATTTAATTGAGTTTCTAAAAAATATAAGGCCGTTTGTTGATGGATCAGATCTTCTAAGGAACAAAAACGATATTCTTTATTCCGCCAAACTTCAAGGAGTTGTCAGCGATGTTTTAGATCCAGATAATTTCTTTAATAATTTTAGTATGTTAATAGATGGAGTCAGTCAAACTAGCTTTATTTTTAGCAGGGAAAAAATACCAAACCTTATAAACGTAAATTATTTATAATGGGTAAAATAAATCCAAGAGATCAAAAAACACAACATGGCTCAAATACCCAATTTGGATATAATACTCCTCATAAATATCCAGCAACTTCTGTCCAAACCGAGGATGACATTATAGTAACGGAGCTTACTAATTTAGTTGATGAATTATACCCTACCGGTAGAGCTTTTTATAAACCAAAAGGAGGTACTTTTGATTTGTTGCATGACGCAATTAATTTAAGCTTTTTAAGATTTATAAATGAATACACTAATTTAATAAACGCCAGCATTCCAGATAATGAAAACTTTACAAAAGAAGATGCTTCATTTTTAGAATACAAATATGGATTAACCGATAGAACGGGAAATGATTTAGATTTTAGAAAATCTGCTTTAAGGAGAAAAATTGGTCATCCAAACAATATAAAGGCTAGACAGGGAAGGAGTTTTATAGAGGATCAGTTAAGGCTTTCTGGATTTAATGTTCGAGTTTATGAAAATACACCTACATTTAGTGCGGGCGGTGGCGGTATTAGTATTACTAAGCCGGTTCCGATATACAAAACGCCAGGGGAGGTTAGTGGCTCAGTTGTAGATGCAACTCAGCACGGAGGAGATACTCAACATGGGGAGGGGACTTTTCATGGCGGAGTAACCTTTGAGGTTATTGCAAATAAAATAGATCCTGATGAATCTTATGGAGTTGGTGACAACTTATGGGCCAGCTTTTTTATTGGAGGGGATGAGCTAGGTCAAACCGCTGTAATTTCAGAAAGCAGAAGGCGGGAGTTTAGAGAATTAGTATTAAAATTAAAGCCAGCCCATTTAGCTGCCTATATATTCGTTAACTTTACAAATTCATCACTAGGAACAATACGAAATTAAAAAACAAAGTAGCAACAAACAAAAAATAAAAAAATGGCCAGAAATAAAGCAACCTTGCAAAACATAGACCTTTCAGATCCTTCAAACTATCTAAACGGCAGGATAAAAGATAACACAGGGTCTGGAGATGGAACACCTGTTAACGAAAGAGTTTATGGAGATTTTCATCAGCTAGTCGCGAAGCTTATGAATTTATCTGGATTAAGCTTCAACAATTTACCAGAAAATGAAACAAACGGCTACCAATTTATTGATTCACTAAGAAGTTTAGCCACTAAAAATGATCTAAATTATGAATTAAGTAAATCTGGAAGCGTTTTAACTTTGCCTATTCGATTAGGTAAGGTTACCAATAACGAAATATTCAGAGCAAAAGCAACTTTTGACAAAGGAAGCGAAACTACAATTCGTGGTACTTTAGACAATGCTAATAAGTCAGTAATTTACTTAGGAACTTTTAAACAGGATGAATATGTAAGAATAATTAACACAACGGCCAGCGTGCTAATTATACGAGAGGTAGACGCGTTTAATTTAGGAACAATAGTAGAGGAGCTAAATTACTTAAAAGCGGCTACTCAGACGCAAGAAAACACGGGAACAACCGACGAGTCAGCTACAACGCCTCTAACAAATAAAACAGTATTCACAAAAAGAGTTAATGGCGATGATAGTGATGATTATTTAGCCACAACCGATAGAAATGGCTTATTATCTTCTGAATTTTGGGATATAATTAATGGAATTGGAACGCCAGCTTTAAGAAATAGGGGGCGTTTTGTTTTGGGAGATATTGGCGGAATATCAGTAGGTACTAATTTTGTTTCAAACGGTCAAATAACCGCTAAATGCACAGCTTCTCCTAGTGGAGCCACAGAGGTGGAAATAACATTTACCAACACTATGGACAGCTTAAATTACAGATTAGATTTAAGTGTTGAAAGCTTAGGAACGTTTGATTTTGATAATGATTTTCTTCCAATACCGTTTAAAAAAGTCAGCACTTCGAAAGCTAAAATATACGTTGAAGAAACTACAGATCCTATACAGAACATACAAATTCACGTCGACGTAATACAATTATAAACTACACTCCATGAGAACAATAAGAGATTTACCAATCGTACAGGACGGAAATAATACTTTATTTCCAGATGGACAAATTAAAAACGAAACGGCAACGGATCCAGGCACGCCTGTGGTTCGTGAAATATATGGAGATGTTATAACTAACATTTATAAAATAATAAGAGATGCGGGGCTTGATTTTACAGAAACAGAGGATAGTGAAAGCACTCAATATCAGCTCCTTGACGCTTTAAAAGTTTTCACTAATGAATTAAACGACACTATGCAAGTGTTAACAGTTAATGGATTAAAAGTGTCTATTAATGTTAGCCTTGATAATTTACCAAATAATTATTTTTTTATATGTCAAGTTTCTGATTCTTTGTCTTCTGGAGCCACCTACGAATTAGAAGGCTCTGGAGATAATACCTATAATTTTAGCGTACAATCAAATATAAATTCATCTTCGCAGGTTCTTTTAATTGTTAACAAATTTTCAAATGTTAGGTTGATTGACTTATCAAAGGAAACAGTACAAAACACCATAAGCTTACCCTATAGCGGTCTGTTAAGCTATAATTCAACCAATACTAGCTATTATTTATCCGATGGATTTATTTTAACTAACGGACCTCAATCTACAAACGTTCAACAAGTTATTAGAGTAGATCAAGGCGATAACGACATTTTAATTTATGATGCAGTAATTCATAAAGGAGCTTTAATTTGTTTAGCAAAAACAGACGCCGCCACGGTTTACGATATTTATGTTTTCAACTTGACAAATTTGGAAACCGTAGTAAATAAATTTACAGTAACTCAACAAACATCAACCGATCACGTTCCATATTTATTTGCTGATGATGGATTTATTTACCTAAGTAATAACGGTAATAATACCGCCGATGATTTTAAGGTAAGATCTTATTCTTTTGATTCGGAAACTTTTGAATTTACTCAATCCTCAGATATTACTTTAAATTCTGATTTTCAAAAATCTACAAACTATTTTATAAAGGATTCAAAGTTTTACACTTTTATAGGTGGCAATATTTACAGTTATCCTTTTACTGGAGAAACTAGAAACTTTGAAAAATTTATAAATAATACTAACGGTCAGATTTTTGTTCAAGATTCTAAGATTTATTTTAGAAGTGGATTTATTGGTAATTTGTGGAACATATAAAACATGTTAAAACTAGATGCAGATGAGGTTATTAAATTGACTGTGAAACTTGAAACTCTTCATAGGTCTGCTTTACCTAGTGCGGTTCGTAATACGCTCAACAATGCTGCTTTTGAGACAAAAAAAGAAATCCCAATACAAGGAGCAAAAAGATTTATTACTAGGAGAAAAACGTTTTTAAAGGCTTTTAGCACGGTTGATAAAGCCAATGGGTTTAAGATTAATTCCATGGTGTCTATGGCTGGAATAAATTCTAAAAAAGGAGCTGATATCGCTAATGAATTAGAAAAACAAGAGTTTGGCGGTAATTTAGACACTAGTAGGCTAGTGCCTCACGATGATGCTAGAGTATCAAAAAGCAAGCAAAGAAGGTTGCAAAGTACAAATTGGCTAACTAAATTAGATGCTCACAAAGCGTCTAAGGCTTATAAATCTCATAGAGGAACTAAAAAGTCCAAATTTGTCGCGGCAGTAATGTCAACCGCCGCAAGTGGTAAAAAATACATGCTTTTAGAAAATAAAGGAACGGGCATGATTTACGAGTTAAAAGGATTAAAAAGAAGTAAAGGATCGAGAGGCGCAAGGTTTAAGCTAAAAAAAGTTTTCTATTTAAAAAAAGCTGATAGCGCAAATGTAAATGGTAGAGGTTTTATAAGAGCAGCAAAAACAAAAGCTTCAAAAAAGATAAATATATTCTACAAAAAAAACGCAGAATATCAACTTAAAAAACATTGGAAATAATGGCTTGGAAGGAAAGACTTGAAAACATAAAATTCACTATAAAAACAGGCGATGGATCTGTTTACTATCCACTTTGGCGCGATAGTGTAAAGTCAACAAAACTAAACTTTGCAAAGTATGATTTTATAAATGTTCGCGGTTCTTTTATAGATCGAAAAGAATCTGAATCTGGATCTTTTCCGCTTAATTTTTATTTTACTGGAGAGGATAATTTGAATCAAGCCAAAGCTTTTGAAAACAGCGCAAAAGATAAAAGGTCATGGGTTATAACTCACCCTTTTTATGGTACTTTAAAAGGGCATCCGACTAATATAGAAAGGAACGACAATAGTTTTGGCAATACAGAAATAAACGTTTTATTTTGGGAAAGCATAGCTGATGACTATCCAGAAGATTCTGACTCCATACCCGATGAGGTTGAAGATCGTGTTGTAAGACTTAATAGTTTAGGAATACAAAATTATGTTTCAAAAGCTGAGCCACAAACAGGCGATATAAACGATTTAAAATCATCAATAGAAATTTCGGCGGCTAGATTTGAGCCAGATTCTATTAATTTCAACGAATATATTGCCTTAAAGAATAAAGCTTTAGGAGATTTAAATTTGCTTATTCAGGAAACCGAGGTTGCAATTACAACCGCTCAATTAGTATTAAGTGAGCCAGCAAATTTCATAAGAAATATTAGAAGTAAAATCGATTCAATAAAATCAGCTTACGAGGAAATTAAAAAAACTATTAATCCAGAAAATCGACAAAGTAAATATTATTTCGAAACTCAAGCAGCCGCCTTGCTTGGAAATTTGGCTAAATCTTCGGTTAATCCGTTGCCAAATGATTATATAGTTAGGTCTGATATTGAAAGTGTAAATTCTGAATTGTTTGGTTTGTATAATGATTATTTAGCCACTATTGATGCAAACCAAATTCCTTTAGAAAATATTAATGATGAATATTCGCCAGATATAGATTTACAATCCTCGTTAATTGATTTGGTTACATATACCAGTCAAAGTTTATTTGTTCTAAGTTTTGATGCTCGACAAGAAAGGAGTGTTATTTTAGAAAAGGATAGTAATTTAATAGTGTTAACTCACAGGTTTTTAGGTTTAGCAAGTGATGAAAATTTGGAAACTTTTAAGCGGATTAATAACATGGGTTTAAGTGAAATTTACAGAATAAAAAAAGGTAGATTAATTACTTATTATATTTAGGCTATGATAGATTTAAGATTAGGCGATTGTTTACAAGTAATGAATACTATAGAAAGCGGTTCTATTGATGCAATTATCACAGACCCGCCATACGGAACTACTGATTGTAAATGGGATAGTATTATTGATTTTGAGTTGATGTGGGAACAGTTAAACAGAATTATAAAACCTAACGGTGCAATAGTTTTATTTGGTAGTGAGCCTTTTAGTAGTGCTTTAAGAATGTCAAATATTAAGAACTATAAGTATGATTGGGTTTGGGAAAAATCAACAAGTGCGGGATTTATTCACGCTAAAAATATGCCAATGAAGAGAACTGAAAATATAAGTGTTTTCAGTTTGGGTAGTATGGGGCATAAAACTCAATTAGGAAACAAAAGAATGATTTATAACCCACAAGATTTAATAAAGGTAGATAAAATACACAAAAGACCAAACACAGGATTTGTAAATGTAATAGGTTCAAGACCCTCACATAAGAAAGAATTTAAAGTTGAATATACTAATTATCCTAAAAATATATTAAAATTTCCAAGGGGTAATAATAAAAATGTACACCCAACACAAAAACCTGTACCATTAATGGAATACCTAATAAAAACATATACAAACGAAAACGAAACTGTTTTAGATTTTACTATGGGAAGCGGAACAACTATGCTGGCATGCAAGAATCTAAACCGAAACGGAATCGGAATAGAAAATAATGAAAGTTATTTTAAGATAGCACAGCAAAGAATTAACAAAATAGATACAGAACCTAAAATGTTTTAACATGAAGATAAAAATAGAAAATAAATTTTTTAATCATTTTAGCAATTTAACTCTAAAATTTAATTTAGATACTTTTGCCAGTGTTTTTAGTTTTGATGCTAGATTTGATCCTTTTAACGTTGAGCACCAAAAAATATTTAAGCCGCTAACATATCCAAAGATTGAAATATTTTCAGATAATATGGATTTGCTGCTTACTGGTAATATTGTTAACAATGATTTCGCATCTTCTAAAACGCCACAATTAGTATCTTTTAGCGGTTACACAAAAAGTGGTATTTTAGAAGATGTTACAATTCCAGATAGTGTCTATCCTTTGGAGAAAAATAATCAATCACTATCCGAAATATCAGCTCAATTATTAAAGCCTTTTGAAATAGGTCAATTAATCGAAAGAAATGTTTCCAATAAAATGAATTTGGTTTACGAGAAGGCGGTGGCTCAACCAACTCAATCTGTAGCATCTTTTTTAACTCAATTAGCAAGTCAAAGAAATATAGTTATTGGTCACACGAAAAAAGGAGATGTTTATTATTTTAAAGCTTTTATAGGCTCAAATCCTGTAAGGTCTTATGATAGTTCAAATTTATTATCTAGCAAAATGGCTATTAATGGAAGGGCTTTTCATAGCGATATAACAGTAAGACGTCAACCTAGCGATGAAAATGTTGGAGTCAGTACGGTTGATGGCGTAAAAAATCCAAACGTTGAGCAAATAAGGAGCGTTTGTAAGATACTTTCCAGTGGAGATGATACTAGCACTATACAGGCAGCTCAAAACGTATTAGCAGCAGAATTAAGAGGTATTCAGCTAGCTTTAGAATTGCCAAAAATAGATTATGAATTATTATGCGGTCAAATAATCGAATTTATAAATCCAGAATTATTCATCTATAAAAAACAAAAGTTTGTAATTAATGAAATAATTTATAAAGAAGATAGCGGAGCGGATACAATGACAATTAATTGTTTAACACCTGAGGCATTTACCGGGGGAATACCTACAAATATTTTTGAGATACAATAAAACACAAAGGAAAAATGATAACATTTAGCAAGGTAAGGGATTTTGTAATTGAAAACGGAAAGCGTATTTTAAAGGTGCAGGAGTACGGAGTAAAAACCGCTAAGGTTGCATCTAATTATGGGGATGATTCACAGCCTTTAAAAAACATGACCGCCATATACTCTCCTACAGCCGTTAACTCCGAGCCAGTTATAATAGGGTATATAAACACTAATCAAGTAGCAAAAGAGGGCGAGAAACGCATATTTTCGCAATCTATAGATGGTTCAATAAGTTTTGCAATTCATTTAAAAACAAATGGAACATGCGAGATAGGTGGAGCCGTTGACAATGCGGTTAGGTTTAGTGCTTTACAGAGTTCTTTGGATTCGTCAGACGGACTTCTTAACGTTGAATTAGTAAAAATAAAAGCGCTGTTTGCTGGTTTAGGTCTTACTTATGAGCACACTCCTGTTAATACCAATATAAGCAGCTCAAAAATAGATCAAATAAAAACTCCTTAACTTGATAGCTAAGGAGTTTTTGCAATAACCTAAAAAAAATAATCATGAAAAATATAAGAAGCGTTACAAATATAGTTTAATTAGTTGATTATTTTGTTGGTTTCATGAGTTTTTATTTTTTAGTAATATAAACTTTTGTCAATCTACGTTCAAAAGTATCTCTTAAGGATTCAAGTTTGTTAATACTTGATTCAGAAATTAAAGAAAATTTATTTTTAGCCTTAATTAATGATTCTGTGATTTCGTTTATTAAAAATTCTAGAAACTCAATCTTTTCGTTAAAATCTTTTTTTTCAAATTCAAAGGTAAAACGTTGGGTTAAATTGTTGTAGAGTTCTTTAAATTCAGGCTCAAACTCCTTAGTTAACTTAATTTGTTTTTCTATACTTTCAATATTATTACTTTCCTTAGTGTAGTTAATAGCTTTTTCTATAAAAAAATCTACTTCTTTGGTTTTTATTTCTTTTTTCATGGCTTTATTTTATTAAAAGGGCGGTTAAGCCCCGTTTATTTTATTTAGCGTTTATTGTATTGGCTATATCTTTTGAAATTTCTCTCCAATTTGCGTTTGAAAAAAATATAGTTGATTTTCCGAATTTTGAATTATAGTCAATTTTTTGATCTAATATTTGAAACGTGCTGTAAATTGCTTCATATATTTCTGGATCTGTTTTTAAGTTTTGAATTTTTGGATTAATTACTTGCTCTACTTTTTTAATTGTAATTTTCATGATTTGGGTGTTAAAGGGGCGGTTAAGCCCCGGTTGGTTTTTAGTTGTATAATTTGTAAAAATCTTTTTCTATTATTAAATTTTTAAGACCTTGCAAAACTTTTACTTGAACTCTTTGATTTTTTTCATAAACATATACATGAACTTCTTTTTTCCCTTTTGTTTTAGTTGTTTTACCTTCAAAAACATTTATTCCGTTTGATATTCTTGCAAAATTTATAGATGTTTCTTTATGTCCTTCTATTTTAATTTTTAATGTTTTTGTAGTAGTTGTCATGGTATGTTTGTTTTAAGTACACTACAAATATATAATACTTATAAGCTTTAAAAACTATAGTTAACAAAACTTTAAGAATTATAATATCTACCAAATATAAATCCTGCTATCATTACTATAATTATTACAATGATTACAATAATTGTTACATCTCTAACCAATTTATTAAACATTTTTTATTTTTTAAATTAAAATTTTCCTCTACAAAAGCCTATAGCTCTCTGAGTTGTGCCACTACTCCAATGGTCATAGTTGGCAAAATCCCTAAGCTCCTTTTCACCGCCTCTTAACCATAGTTGACGCCAAAGCCATGCGCTTGTATGCTCTTTAATTTGCCTGTAGGTTTTAAGCTCATAATGATTCATTAATTTGAAGCTCTTTACTTTTATACTTACTCCATTGGCGTCTTTTATTTCAGCCAATTGCAAATCGATTTCTTTGGCTGGATCTGGTTCTGGATATTTAAATCCACAAAAAGGGCACAAACTAACCGATGCCATAATTAATCTTTTGCATCCCTTTTTAACTTCGCCAGATCCAGTAATTGGCTTAGATTTTGAAGTAATACCACACTCCTTTAAAGGAGGAACTCCACTACCTCCTTTTTTCTCCTCATGCCAAAGTCCCCACTCCTTATTTGATTCATAGGTTCCTAATCTTTGAGCGTTTCCTCCAAAATCAAATAAAGTAAAATTTAATTTATCCCTAAAGACACGAGATCCACGGCCAATCATCTGCAAGTATAAAGTCATTGATTTAGTAGCTCTGTTTAATGCCACTACTTCAATACTAGGTTCATCAAATCCTTTCGTTAGCATATCAACGTTCACCAAAATAGCGGATGGAGTTTCTTTAAACCACTTTAAAACAGATTTGCGGCCTCCGCTATAATTTTCATAGTTTTCTTTGTAAAATTCATAAGCTTTTACGCTTTCTTTATATTTCTGAATTTTACCCTCAGTACATCCTATTTCTGGTTCTTTTGGTTTCGCTCTACTGCTACTCACAAATTTAACAGGATAACCTTTTTTAGCCAATTCAATAGCTGTTTTTATAGCGTGATCTACATTACAGCAAAAAACTAACATCTTTTGACCTGGAGTGTATTTTTCGTAATTTTTAACCAATCCAGCATAAAGATTTGGTTTGTCAAACTGTTTAGCCATTGAGCTGTAATTATAGTCATTGGTCTGTGAATTAACGCTTACATTATCCAAACTAGGGGAGCCGCAATCGTAAGTATCACAATTGACTAGAAAACCTTTAGAAACTAATTCTTTGACTTGCGGACCACGAACCATCCGTTCATAATCTAATCCTAGCTGTCTCATTTTGCCACTTCTTGAAGGTGTAGCCGTAAAACCTAAAACCATTTTATTATCCAGTAAACCACATTCAAAAATATAATTAAACTCTTGAATGTGTGCCTCATCGATTATTACAATATCAATTTCATCTAAAATCCATTTTTGCCAATCTGGTTTATCAATTCGCTTTCTGAGCGTCTGAGACATAGCGATAAAACAGCTTTTCCGATGGTCTATTATTTTAGCTCCAGCTTTAATAAAATAGGGATTTATATTAAAATCTGAAAGCGTCCCTCCTGCTTGTTTCAGAAGCTCATCCCTATCTGTTAAGATTAATACTTTTTTACCTTTAGGAATTGCGTTTTGAGCTATATAGGAAAAGATTATTGTTTTACCTCCTCCAGTTGGCAATTGAACAATTAAGTGATCGAAACCATCTTTTAATCTTTGCCTAGTTTCGTTGACAACTGTTAACTGATAATCTCTTAATATTATTTTGCTCATATTATTTTGACTATTTTCATGACTGCTCATATTATAATCTTTTTGTAATGTTCCTAGTCAAAGAAAGTTTAAAGTCTAAAGCGGCCCTTTTCAGTTCCCCGCTTTCAGTGCATCCGTAAGCGGCAAGGGGATCTTCTGAAAGCTTTTTCTCATAAGCATTTAAACGTTTATCAAATCTTTTTAGCTCCTCTCTTAACTCGGTTAATCTTTCAGTGTTCATAATTTTGCTTTTTATTTATTGATTATTTTAAAAGTTCGGGAGCGTATTTTTTTAATATAGCTTTTGAGTGATGTATTGCTGCATCTACCATATCCTGTTTGTTGTGATACCCTTCGGTACTTAGATAAGTTATCCTACCCTTTGAGGTTACTTTTATTCTGTTTTCTCCTTTTGCGTCTTTAAACTCTTTTACGTTTGCCATGGTTTTTGTTTTATTTGTTGATTATTACTTATTTAATGTCCAGTTTTTATAGTAATAAACTGGACAAATTATTTTTATAACACAGTATAAAAAACATTAAAACGCTTTTTTATACGGGTGTTGTGTGCAAGTGCTACGATACTGCTGAATTGAAAGTTCATCGCTACTTACCCGTTTTAATAATTTTTTCCCCACGCTCTTTTGCGCTAAGGCGCAATTGGGTTTAAGCCGAAATCGCTTCAT